TAAGAAATAAGATTAAAAATTTTGCTTCTACTGTATCTCTTACTGAAGAAGCTAATCACAAAGTTGTTATTATTGATGAGGCAGATTATATGAACGCTGATAGTGTTCAACCTGCTTTAAGAAATTTTATAGAAACATTTTATAATAATTGTAGATTTATATTTACTTGTAATTACAAGAACAAGATTATTCCAGCACTTCATAGTCGTTGTACAGTGATTGACTTTAAAATTACCAATGGTCAGGTTAGAAAAACTGCTGGTGCTCTTATGAAACGATTAGAAGACGTTTTAAAAGACGAAAATATAGAGTATGACAAAAAAGTGTTGGCAGAGTTAATTCAAAAGTATTATCCAGACTTTAGAAGAACGATTAACGAACTTCAAAGATATTCAGTAAGAGGTAAGATTGATAGTGGTATTCTGTTTAGTATCTCGGAAGTCAATCATAAAGAGTTGATGAAGACTTTAAAAGAGAAACGATTTAACGATATGAGAAAATGGGTTGTACAGAATTTAGATAAAGAGCCATCTCACTTGTTTAGAACAATTTACGATTTACTGTATGAAAATTTAGATACTAAATCTATACCTCAAGCGATATTAATTATTGCCGGTTATCAATATAAAGCTGCCTTTGTAGCTGACCAGGAGATAAATATGGTTGCTTGTTTAACAGAAATAATGGCGAGTTGTAAATTTAAGTAGAGGAGAGAATGGCTAGACGAACACTTTTCAGAAAACTGATTGTTAGATTGAGAATGTTTTGGGCTGACTTTAGAGGACATCACGGTAAGGTATGGGACTATGAACCAGGCGATTACTACATGGGCTCACACAAAGGTCACAATAAACATTTAAAAAAATAGTAAAAGGGTTATATCATGTATGAATTGAAAGACTACTTAAACGCAATTAATTTTGACAAAAAATCATTACTAGACACAGACGATTTAACTTGGGAGAAGAAATATCCACCTTTTATAGTTAATAAATGTTTGTCTATGTTTTACGATTGTATTGCTCAGGCAAATGAGATGAATGGATATCATTTCCTAGATAAAAAACTACAATTTCACTTTCTACTAAATAGTATAAGAAAAAGAAAGCGATTTGGTGGCAAGTGGTTATCACAAGCCAAATTGAAAAATTTAGAGTATGTCAAAGAGTATTATGGTTATAGTAATGAAAAAGCTAAACAGGCACTCAACATACTAACAGAACAACAAATTGAAATTATAAAAGAGACCTTGAATAAAGGTGGGAGAACAAAGAGATGAGTGAAGAAATACAATGGTCGCCTGATAGTATGCTTGAAGTAACTATAAAACAACCAGACGACTTCTTAAAAATTAGAGAAACATTAACACGTATCGGTGTTGCTAGTCGTAAAGACAAGACATTGTATCAATCTTGTCATATTTTACATAAACAAGGTAAATACTTTATCACACACTTTAAAGAATTGTTTGCTTTAGACGGCAAAAAAGCAACTTTAATACAAAATGATATTCAAAGAAGAAATACAATTGCTATCTTATTACAAGATTGGAATTTAATTGATATCACTGATAAAGCAAGAGTAGAAGATAAAGCACCTTTAAGTCAAATTAAAGTATTGCCTTTTAAAGAAAAAAAAGAATGGAACTTACTAGCAAAATATAACATTGGTAAAAAAGTAGAAAATAAAGAAGAAGTCACAGATGAGAAATAAATGCAAGTTCCAAAATTTAAAGAATTTATAGTTGAACAAGACAGTGATCGTAAAGATAAGCCTATAACTGTTGCTGTTATAACTAAATCTTTACCTAATGTTAAAAAACAAAAATCTGGTTCAACAGCAAAAAAAGAATTAACAGTTTCATTAATTCAAAAAGCGTGTGAGAAAAAAGGTTTTAAATGTATTATCATTAATACAAAACACGCTATTATTACACAAAAAGACGAAGAAAAAAATACATTAACTGTCTATAACTTTGACGGTAAAGATTCAGAACATACTTTTATAGGTAAAGATACTGTTTGTATTACAAGAGCAGGCTCTATTGAAGATGAAGCAGGATTATCATTACTATCTGCTTTTCAAAACTCACAAGCATTTATGTTAAACACAAGATCAGCGATGTTGACTTGTGATAATAAATTAACAACTGCTTTATTATTTGAAAAATTTGGTATACCTACACCACGTACAGCATTTGTATCGAATGAAAAAAATATAGATGACGCAGTAAAATTAGTAGGTAACAAATTTCCTATTATACTTAAAACACTTACAGGAACACAAGGTATTGGTGTAATTAAAATTGAAAGTTATGAGGGTCTTGTATCAACAATTCAATCATTATGGAAACACGATGCCGAATTATTAATACAAGAATATATGCCAACAGCGTTTGATGTAAGAACGTTTGTCGTAGATAATAAAATATTTGCGTCAACAAAAAGAATACACTCTAGTTATGACTTTAGATCAAATACACATAGAGGCGCTGAGGCAAAACCGTATAAATTAAGTGATGAAGAACGAGAAATAGTTTTAAAAGCAAGTAGAGTTTCAAAAGCATATATGGTAGGAGTAGATCATATTATCTATAAAAATAAACCTTATATATTAGAAATTAATGGTAGTCCAGGTTCAGGTGCTGATTACGAGGGTTATCAATACAATGATTATTATTCTGATCCAGAACCATCAGGTAGAATTGATGGTGAAAAATTAATTTATAATTTAATAGATTGGGTTTCAAAAAGAAGTCATTGGGATAGACAAGCCGCTAGTGAATGTGGTTGGTTAGAAACTGTTGAGTTAGATGAAGTAGGTAAAGTAAGAGCAAAATTTGATACAGGAAATGGTTCTCTTGCTTGTGCCTTACATGCTGATGAAATATTAGAAGAAAGTAAAACAATTAAATGGAAATACAATGGTAAAACCTTTTCTAAACCAAGACACGGTACAAGTAAAGTTTATAGAGCAAATGCTGATGGTGAAGATCCATCAGAAACAAGACCAACAATATTAATGGACATTTCATTTAACGGATTTACATATAAAGATATAGAAGTAGGATTAGACGCTAGACCTCGTTCTGGTTCTGATTTGCTTATTAATAGAGAATTAATGCGACAAATGAATGTAAGTGTCAACCCTAATAGAACTTTTGTGTTAAGTAAAAGATTAAGACCAGTTGAAAAAACTAATAACATTGACAAATAAGTCAATTTGTGATATATTAAAATAATTAAAGGAGATATTATGTCAGACGTGAAAATATTAAGACTCGCTACAGGCGAAGATGTAATTGCTAAAATAGAAAAAGATAGTGTTGGTAATTACATATTACAAAAATCATTTGTTATAATTCCTACTCAACAGGCACCAGGTCAACCAGTAAAATTAATGATGACCCCATATATGCCTTATGCTGATGAAGATAAGATTACAATTTCAGCAGATAAAATTGTAACAAGTGTTAAACCAAAATCAGATATACTAAATTCATATCAAGCAAATACAAGTAGTATATTAACACCAGATAAAAACTTAATAACAGAAACAAGACTACCGAAACTAGATTAGTGATAACAGTTTATTTTGTAAGGAACGGCTCTAAAATTAGAGTTGAAGTGCCTGAAAATACAACTCTAATGGAGGCAGCCAAGTTTTATTCACAGGTACCTATACCAGAAATACCTGCTACTTGTGGTGGGTGTTGTGCTTGTTGTACTTGTCATGTTCACATAGGAGATCAGTGGCTTGACAAATTAGGCAAATTAGATTATAATAAGCCAGAAGGTCACTTAATAGAATATGAAGAAAATTTTGTTGAAGGTAAAAGTAGATTATCTTGTCAAATAACTTTAAAACCAGAACACGATGGATTAATTGTACACTTATTAAATAATGAACTTTTATAAAAATGTAATAGAACATCACGGCAAATTACTTGTTCGTGGCGTAAGAGATGGTAAAGACTATAAAGAAAAAATAGATTATAGTCCTACTCTTTACGCTATGACACAAGAAGAAACTCAATTTAAAACCTTACAAGGTCAGTATTTAAAACCTATTACGTTTGGTAGTATAAAAAAGGCAAGAGATTTTAAAAGACATTACAATACAGACAACGCACCGATCTATGGTATGGATCGTTATCATTATCAATACATATCAGACAAACATCCTAACGAAGTTGAATTTAATAAAGACGCAATTAAAATATTTACTTTAGATATTGAGTGTAGTGCTGAAAATGGTTTTCCAGATGTAGAAAATCCTACTGAAGAAATACTTTGTATTACAGTTAAAAATCAATCTAATAAACAAATCATTACTTGGGGAACAGGTGACTTTGAAACAAATAGAAAAGATGTTTATTATATAAAATGTAATTCTGAAAAACAATTGATTATGGAATTTATGAAGTTTTGGATTAAAAATTATCCAGATGTTATCACAGGTTGGAATACAAAGTTTTTTGATTTACCATACCTTGTTAATAGAATAAGAATGTTAACAGATGAAAAAGTAATTAAAAGATTATCACCTTGGTCTTTAATTGAAAGAGAAGAAATATCAAGTTGGGGAAGAAATCAAACCGTTTATCATTTACTAGGTATTGTAATGTTAGATTATATGGACTTATATCGTAAGTTTATACCAGTAAGACCAGAAAGTTATAAACTTGATTACATAGGTAAAGTAGAACTTGGTGAAGGTAAAGATGAAATGCCTTATGAAACATTTAGAGAATGGTATACAAAAGATTTTCAATCGTTTGTTGATTATAATATCCAAGATGTTGAGATAGTTGATAAGTTAGAAGATAAACTAAAACTTATTGAATTGATTTTAACTATGGCGTATGAGGCAAAAATTAATTATGATGATGTCTTTTCACAAGTTAGATTTTGGGATACAATCATCTACAATCATTTAAGAAAAAAGAATATTATAATTCCTCCTAAAGAAGATAATATAAAAGAATTTAAATATGACGGTGCTTATGTAAAAGAACCATTAGTAGGTTTACATAAATGGGTTGTATCGTTTGATATTAACTCTCTATATCCACATTTAATAATGCAATATAATATTTCACCAGAAAAAATTATTGGTGTAAAAAGTAACGGCATTAGTATTGAAAAATTTTTAGATCACGCTACACCACTTACACATTTAAAAACTGAAGGTGCTACAATCACACCTAACGGTGCTATGTTTAAAACTGATAGTCAAGGTTTTTTACCAGAGATTATGGAAAAGATGTATAATGATCGTGTTGTTTATAAAAATAAAATGATGGTTGCTAAAAAAGAATATAATAAAACAAAAGACCCTAAACTATTAAAAGAAATATCACGTTGTCATAATATTCAGTATTCTAAAAAGATTGGATTAAACAGTGCTTATGGTGCTATTGGTAATCAATACTTTAGATATTATGATGTAAGACAGGCAAGTGCGATTACAACAGCAGGTCAATTTGTAATTCGTTATATTGAAAAGTCTGTAAATAAATTTATGAATGATATATTAAAGACACACGATAAGATTGATTATATTGTTGCGTCAGATACAGATTCAATTTATTTAACTTTAGATAAACTTGTTGAAAAATTTTGTCAAGGTAAAACAAAAGAACAAATTATAAATTTTATTGATAAAGTTGTTGATGGTAAGATTGAACCATTTATTGAAAAATGTTTTGAAGAAGTTGCTGAATATACAAATGCGTTTCAACAAAAGATGGTAATGAAACGAGAAGTTATCGCAGACAAAGGTATCTGGACTGCCAAAAAAAGATATATCTTAAATGTGTTAGACGAAGAAGGTATAAGATTAGAAAAACCTAAATTAAAAATTATGGGTATTGAGGCAGTGAGATCATCAACACCTGAAGTTTGTAGAGGTAAGATTAAAGAGTGTATCAATAAAATAATGACAGATGAAGAATCAGACGTACAAAAATTTATTGCTGATTTTAAAAAAGATTTCTTTACAATGAAAGCAGAACAAATATCTTTTCCTAGAAGTTGTAACAATATTAAAAAGTATTTTCACGCAAGTAATATCTTTATTAAAGGTACACCAATACACGTAAAAGGTGCTTTAATTTATAATCATCAATTAAAAGAAATGAATTTACATCACAAGTATCCATACATAAATGATGGTGATAAGATTAAGTTTATAAAACTATTAGAAGCAAATCCATTTAAGTTTGATGTAATCAGTTATGTAACTAAATTACCTAAAGAATTTAAACTAGAAAAGTATATTGATTATGAAGTACAATTTGAAAAGACATTTATTGATCCTATTAGTTTTATATTAAACAGTATCGGTTGGTCACACGAACCAAAAGCAACACTAGAGGCATTTTTCGGATGATACAAAATCCTAGTTTAAGAAAAGCAAAAAAAGATGGTATGTCTTATGAAAAACAAGATGAATTGGAACCTATAGATGATTAATACCTGTATTGCACTTTCTATGGCTATTTCTATACACCTAGGGTTAGAAAACAATTATAATAATTTACACCCTCATGCTCGTTGTAGTATAGAAGATACCATTATGGGTGTTTATTATAATAGTGAAGACAATATATCAACATACATTGGTAAGAAGTATCATAACATAGAATTAGGTATTGTAACAGGTTATAGTAGTAATGAAATTGTACCTATGATACGATATGTAAAAGACAACTTCTTTATATCACCTGCATATGAAACAAGTGGTAACTATGGTATTACAATAGGTATAGAATTAAAATTTAAATGATTTAAAAAAATATACAAAAAATTTATTATGATAACCTCATTGATACTCTTTTATCTTACAGTATTTGTATTCTTTCAATGGGGTCAAAGAATTGCTATGACACCAATAGATACCAAAATGTTTTTTATTATAATATTGATAATATGGATACTTCTAAAAAATATAACGTAATTTACGCTGACCCACCTTGGTCTTTTAAAACTTTTTCTGATAAAGGAAAAGATAGAAGTCCTGAAAATCATTATAACGTAATGAGTTTACAAGATATATGTAATCTACCTGTAAACAAAATAGCAAATGA